TATAAAAACAATGCTTTATAAAAAAAATATCAATAATAATATTTTTCTGGATAAAAATTTAAATGTATCATTAGATTGTCCATTTTGTAGAGTTAAATGTATTTTTAATTTAGAATTAAATTCTATTTCTAATAATAATAACTTTGATATTAATAATATAAAACTATTATTGACTAGTTACAAACATAAACAAAGAAAAACAGTTTATATCGATGAAGTTTTAAAGTTCATAGAAAAATGTTAAAATATATAAAAAGATATTACTTAATGGAAATGGAAATGGAAATAGAACCAAAAAAAGTAAAAAAAGTATATAAACAATTGTTATGCTTACATAACAAAAGAAAAACAGAATGTTTTATATGTGGTGGTAAATCTTTATGTATTCATAATAAATTAAAATATTATTGTAAAGAATGTAGTGGTAAAGCATATTGTATTCATAATAAAAGAAAATCTGTGTGTTTTATTTGTGGTGGTTCTGGTTTATGTTTTCATAATAAAAGGAAAAGTGAATGTAAAGAATGTAATCCAGATATAATTTGCCGACATAATATAATTAAAATGAATTGTATAGAATGCACACCAAGTAAAAAATGTATTCATAATAGAAGAAAAAAAACTTGTAAAATTTGTAAAACTTGTAATCCAAGAAAAATTAAAAAATGTTTTTTAAGTGAAGATTTAATTAATTATGAAAATCATATAAATAATTATGCTTATAAATAAATAATAATGAAAATTTGTAATCATAATAAAAGTTATTATAATTGTAAAATCTGTTATCCAAAAGGGTTCTGTGATCATAATAAAAGATATTCTAATTGTAAAATCTGTTATCCAAAATGGTTCTGTGATCATAATAAAAAAAAATCATCATGTAAGATTTGTTCTGAACATTTATTTTGCGAACATAATAAAAGATATTATAATTGTAAAATCTGTTATCCAAAAGGGTTCTGTGAACATAATAAAAAAAAATCATCATGTAAGATTTGTTCTGAACATTTATTTTGCGAACATAATAAAAGACGTTATGAATGTCATATTTGTAATGATAAATTAATTTGTTCCCATAATAAAATAATTACATATTGTTATATCTGTAATCCAAAAAGTTTTTGCGAACATAATAAAAGAAAATATAGATGTAAGATTTGTAAAGATAATAAAAATTCTGATTTTATTATTAAAGACTTTTTATTATTATGAGCGATTTATATTGCCAGCATAATAAATACAAAAAAAATTGTTCCTTGTGTAATCCAAATTTTTTTTGCGAACATAATAAAAATAAAAAAAATTGTAAATTATGTTCTCCTAATATTACTTGTATTCATAATATAATTAAAAGAAATTGCAAAATTTGTAATTTAAATTATTATTGTTATCATAATTTAAATAAAAAAAAATGTCCGATATGTATTCCTAATCGATTTTGCGAACATAATAAAAGACGTGATAAATGTAAAGTTTGTACTCCAAAATTGTTTTGTTTTCATAATAAAAGAAAATCAGATTGTTTTATTTGTAATCCTAATAGTTTTTGCGAACATAATAAAAGAAAAAGAACTTGTAAAATTTGCAATTTAAATTATTATTGTAATCATAATTTAAATAAAGAAAAATGTCCAATATGTAATCCTAATCTATATTGCGAACATAATAAAAGACAAAATAAATGTAAAGTTTGTACTCCAAAATTGTTTTGTTTTCATAATAAAAGAAAATCAGATTGTTTTATCTGTAATCCTAATAGTTTTTGCGAACATAATAGAAGAAAAAGAACTTGTAAAATTTGTGTTCCAGTTTTTAATATAAAAGATTATTTAATATAATATTATTATAATGATTTGTATCCATAATAAAAAAATTGTTCTTACTGTAATCCTAATTTTTTTACTAACATAATAAAATAAAGAAAGATTGCAAAATTTGTTATTAAATATTATAATGTCTTGCGAACATAATAAATACAAACAAAATTGTAAAATTTGCAATTTTAATTATTTCTGTTCTCATAAAGTAAATAAAAAGAAATGTCGGATATGTAGTCCTAATTTATATTGTGAACATCACAAAAGACGCGATCAATGTAAAATTTGCACACCAAATATAATATGTTCTCATAATAAAAGAAAATCCAGTTGTTTAATATGTTATCCAAAAATTTTTTGCGAACATCATAGAAGAAAAAGACAATGTAAAATCTGTACTCCAAGCTTAATATGTTGTCATAATAAAGTAAAAAGACATTGTTCTTTGTGTAATCCCAAAGTTTTTTGCCAACATCATAAAAGAAAAAAACAATGTAAAATCTGTAATACTAATGTTGATCATTTTTTTATATAAAGATTTAATTAAATATTACAATTATGAAATGTCATCATAATAAGATTAAAAGAAATTGTAATATTTGTAATAAAAAATATTATTGTATTCACAATATAGATAAAAAAAAATGTTATTTATGTTCTCCGAATATAATATGTAAGCATAGTAAAAGACGTAGTGAATGTAAAAATTGTAATGGTAAATTAATTTGTTTTCATAATAAAAGAATTTATGATTGTAAATTTTGTTATCCAAAAATAAACTGTGTTCATAATAAAAAAAAATCTGGTTGTAGAATTTGTTCAAAACATTTATTTTGCGAACATAATAGAAAAAGATCTAGTTGTATTAAATGTAAATACATATTTATGCACTGTTTTCATAATAAAAACAAATATTATTGTTCTATATGTAATCCAGAAAAATATTGTATTCATAATAAAGAAAAAAGATTTTGTATTAAATGTGATGGAAAAGGATTATGCCCACATAATAAAAGAAAAACAAGATGTAAAAAATGTAAAGAAACATTAAAAAAAACAAATTTTTATCATACGAATTTAACAAATAATTATGAAAAATGTATGCATAATAGAATTAAATATTATTGTTCTTTATGTATAGAATCTACAAATAATATAGAATCTATAGATAATACAGAATCTACAAATAATACAGATAATACAAATAATACAGATAATACAAATAATACAGATTCTATAGATAATACAGAAAATCTAGAATTTATAAATACAAATTGTGAAGAAATTATAAAATCAATTGAATATTTAGAATCTCTAGATCATTTGAAATATTTAGAATTTTTAGATTCATTAAAATGGTTAGAATATCAAAAATCAATAGAATTTATGGAATTATTAAGTAGTTGATAAAATAAATGGTAAAAGTTTTAGAAAGATGTTTTGTTGATGAAAATAAAGATGATGAATATTTTAAAAAATATTTAAAATTAAGTTGGAATTTTGCAAACAAATATACAGAATTAGATAAATTGAAAAAAGATTTTGAATTTAAAAAAAATAATATAATTACTTATGAATTTAACAAATTATATTATAATAATTACAATTATAATTCATCATTAATAATATCAAATAATATTGCAAATAGAGTATTAAATAATGAATCTTATGATATTTTAGATAAAGAAAGAAAATTAATGGATACTGAAATTAATTATATAAATTATAGGAATTTATGTTATGATGTATAATTTTCCAATAATAATTTTATTTTTTTTTGTAAAATAATTTTTTTGAACTGATCAAAAAAATTTTTATATAAATAAAAATCGGAATAAATTTCATAATAAAATTTTAAATTTGTATTTTTATAATAACGTTTTTTATATTCTTCAATCGTTATTTTATAAATTTCTTTGTCTGTAATAAAATTATTGGTTTCATAAACAATTATAGTTAGTGGTTCATTTGTATCAATTTCAAAAATAAATTTTTCATCAAAAAATGAATTATTATTATCTTTTATAGTTTTTGTAATTAAATGATAATTTTTATGTAAAATTACAATTTTAATATCATTTAATGAAAATAAATCATAATTAATATTTGATTTGAAAGATATTAAATTTAAATTTATTAATTGCATTTTATCTTTGAAAATAAATAATTTCTAAAGTATTTAAATAATCTTTTAATATACCTGTTTCTTTTTTTTTAGTATGATAATACTTATTTTGATAAGTTATTAAATTATTTTTAAAAAGTAAATGATTTTTTGTAAATTTATATTCACGAATAATATCTTCAATATCTTTATTTTTATTTTTAAAAAGTTCTTTAAATTTTTCGTTTGTTAATTTCATATAAACTGGTATATTATAAATAATTAAAATCATTTTTATATAGTAAATGATAGCTCAATTATTATTAGAAGCAATAATAGTAGGAATTTCAACAGTTATTGTTGGTTCTTTAATAGGATTTATAGTTTCTTTGTTTATAAAGAATGATTTACCAGAATTATGTAAAAATTGGAATAAATTTTATGTAATGGAAATAAGTTTATTTTTAACTGGATTTACATTACATTTATTATTTGAAGTATTAGGATTAAATAAATATTATTGTAAAGAAGTATATTCTAAAAGTAAAAGAATTATATAAAAAAATAAATAAAATAGTTAATCATCCACTATAAATAAAGGCTTACATTCTTTAATTAAATTATTTTTGTAATTAACCATTTTACATGAATCAGCTATTTTTTTTAAAATTCTTGCTTTTTCTTTTAAAATATCTGATTCATCTAATGTTTTAGCTTTTCTACTTAATTCAAATAAACTATGATATTTGTTAGTTAAAATATCAAATATTTTGCGACTGATATTGATGTATAAATCATTAGCTGCTTCCATTTCAATCCATTCTGATTTCTCATTTTTTTTATACCATTTATCATTATTAACTTTATAATCGTTTTTGTAAATAAAATAAATAATCATAGCAATATCATAGTGAGAACCTTTTGATTGTATAGATTGTTCTATTAATTTTTCTAAATATAATTTATCAGATGGTTCTTCAGTAGTCATTATTATTATTTTTTTATATCTTTTTGTTTATATATAATTTATATTTTTTTTTAATAAGGAAATCTCATTAATTTAAAACCTGCTGCTAATCCAATTCCTTGTTGTGCAGATTGTGAATATGTTGGGCTTAATACATCTAAAATAGCAAATACACAAGCTGCAGTTGCTGCTAATATTGAAATTTCCCAAATATTTAATTTATTAGGTCCAACCATATCTAATAAATATGCAACAATAGCAATCATAAGACCTTGAAATACATATTTCAAGACTTTAACAATTAAATCATTAATATCAACTTCATACATTGTTGTTTTATATATATAAAGATTTAAATTTAAAGTAAAATTAATAAATATGTCTGAACAAAAAATAGATTATTTAGACGAAGATGAACCTCTACGTAACCAAAATTATGTATGTGTTTCTTTTTTAAATCCAGAAGATGCCTTAAAAAATAAAGAAATATACTATTTTTCAAAATTTATTGATAAATTTTCTAAAGATATGACATTATTATTAGATAGTTTAAAAGAAAAATTTAGTGATCAAGAAGAAATTATTGATGCTATTAAAGATAATCATAAATATATATTTAATAATAATGAATTAAACGAACAATTTGCATTTTTTAAAAATATTAATTCAAATGAAATTGAAAGTGAATTTCATAAAAATAATGATTTTAAAACATCTGTAAGTGGTATTAAAGTTAGAGGTGTTTATGATACAATTGAGGATGCTAAAAAACGATGTGAAAAACTTAAACAAAAAGATCCATATTTTCATATTTATGTTGCACAGGTTGGTTGTTGGTTACCATATGAAAGTCATATAGCATCTAATGTTGAAAATGCACAATATTCAGAAGATCAATTAAATACTTTAATGAAACATTATAAAGATAATAAAGATAGTAAAGATATAGTATTTGATGAAAGAAGAACAGATGCTATTAAAACTAGTAATGAAACAACTGAAACAATTTCAGATGAATTAACAAATAAAGAAGATCCTTGGTTATCTGCTAAACAATAAATATTGTGCTTAAAAATGTTAAAATATTATATATTAAATTAAATAATGAAATCATCAAAACCTTCATTAAAATTAGAATTAAAAAAATTTGATCCATCTAAAATTAAAGATGATTCAGTAATTGTAGCAATTGCAGCAAGAAATAGAGGTAAAAGTGTATGTATAAAAGATATATTATCTTATCATTTTAATATTCCAATTGGAATGGTTATTTCACCAACTGAACATGCAAATGCTTTTTTTCAAAATTTTATACCTAAAATGTTAATTCATGATGAATATTCACCTGGATTAATTGAAAAATATGTTAATAGACAACAAAAAATTTCTGGAAAATATAAAAAAGAATTGGAACAATATGGTACATCAAGTATTGATCCAAGATCATTTTTAGTTATGGACGATGCAATGTATGATAAATCATGGGTTAATGATCAAAATATACGTAAAATATTTATGAATGGACGACATTATAAAATATTTTTTTTATTAACTATGCAATTTCCTATGGGAATTAGTCCAGCTTTAAGAACAAATATAGATTATGTTTTTATTTTTAAAGAAAATATTAAAAAAAATAAAGAAAGATTATATGAACATTATGCTGGTATGTTTCCAACATTACAAGTTTTTGAACAAGTTTTAGAACAAGTTACACAAGATTATGGTTGTTTAGTTATTGATAATAGAGCATCTGGTAGTAAATTAGAAGATCAAGTCTTTTGGTATAAAGCTGATCCTAGTAAAAAAATGAAAATGTGTGATAGTGCATTATGGGATTTACAAGCTGTTCAAGATGAAAAAGAAAGAAATATTGTAGATACTGATGAAAATGATGAAATTGATGAAAAATATGATCCAAACATCATCATTAAAAATAATAAAAATTCTTGTAAAATAACTGTTAAAAAATCATATTATTAATTTAAATTAAAACCAGTTTCAATTGGTTCTGGTATATAATTAACTTTTACTGTTTGTTCATTTTTATTACTATTATATAAATAATACAATATAAATGTTGATACAATATATATTACAATTAAAACTATAATATCTTTACTTTTTATAAAAGTTTTTTTTTCATACATATTAATAATGATAAATATTATTAATGTTAAACATAATGAATATATGTAATACATTTAATATCCATTTATTATTTTTATTTTTTTAAAAAAACGCATTATCAATTATAATCGTCTTTATTGTTTTTTCATCTATATTTTTTTTCTCTAATAATTCTTGCTTACTAACTTTTTCTTCTTCTTTTGCTTGTCTTTCTTGTTCTAACAATTGTTCTTTTGCTTGTCTTTCTTGTTCTAACAATTGTTCGCTTGCTAATCTTTCTTGTTCTAACAATTGTTCTTTTGCTAATCTTTCTTGTTCTAACAATTGTTCTTTTGCTAATCTTTCTTGTTCTATTTTTGGTTGTTCTTCTAATTTACTTTTTTTTAACAATTCTTTTTCTTCATTTTCTGATTTAACTTCATCATTTTCTGATTCAATTTTAATTTTTTCTTCATCATTTACTTCAACTTCAACCTCATTTTTAACTTCATTTTCATCTTCAACTTGTTCTTTTTCTTCACTTTCATCTTCAACTTCAACTTGTTCTTTTTCTTCATTTTCTGATTCAACTACATCTTTTTCTT